CCAATCAGGACAACCAAGAACTTCATTAAGATTTCTTACCCAACGCTTGTCTATTCCTGCATCTTCTGCCTTACGAGCAATTATTAAATCATGATTTCCAAGTGTTATAGTAGCATTAGGGAATGCTTCATACCACTCTTTAACTTGTTCAATAGCCATATCCAATTCATACTTTCCATCTGTCTGAGTTGATGTATGATGAAAACTTCCGAAATGCGAATCTATAATATCCCCTGTGAAGCTGACTTCTGAGCAGCCATACTTGTTATAGATGTCAATACAATGTTGCAGGTAGTTTCGGTGGGTGTATGGGAGATGTACATCCCCCACCACCAACCTATTAACCTTTTTACTCCGTAAATTCTCTATAACTTGTATCTCGTTGGGTTTTAATCTGTATCTATTACTTCTTGTTGATGTCTGCAACTCCTTGCCCTAAAATTAATACTAGGAATGTTTGCCATACAGTTTCGGCAACATCTGCACCCCAACCAAAGTGTGTCATTAAAAATGGAGTAACGATCCCTGTTACTGCATAAATAAATTTCTTACTATGTAGTATCTGTCCTAACACTACGTTTGTTATCCAATTTTTCATCTTATTTATTTTAATTAATAATTGTATGTCCAAATGACATTTTTATCCTTCGTTCTATCCACATCCACATGAATAAAATTCCTTTTAAAATCTATACCTAACCTATTAAATTTCATCTCTATAAGTGCATTAATGATTAAGAATCTATCCCTTGAATTTTTAGGTAAATACAAATCAACTGCATACCCTGTACAATGACTAGAACCAACTCTACCACCCACCTTTAGGTTGTGTTCTTTTGTTCTATATCCTGATGTGATTTTAAAGGGTATTCCTGCTATTGCTCTTGCTTTATCTAATAGATGAATAAATACTTTATCCATTCTTTCTCCACTCCCTACTTCATCAGGACTATCAAATTCAGATATATCAAAGTATTCCAAAATTATATGTTATAAACTGCGTAGATTTTAACACCATCAAGATTGTTTATCAGAACTTTAGTAGATTTTTTCTTTTGCTCTACTTTCTGATAACGAGGGTGTGTGCTATTTAATTTTCTTTTTTTCATTACGTTTTTTTTGACTATACCATTTGTCTATAGTATAAGCTATTGAAATCACTAAAAGAATTATCTTTAAAGCTATCTCTAAATTAGTGAATGTTGTTACGCTGAGAACTGTTGCATTTACTCCTATGATTTCTGCTGTGTCCTGTACTGTTTTTTGTATCGGCATTTGTCAAATATGATTTAAGTTTCGTTTTATTAACTTCTTTTACTTTATAATGTTTCTTCATTAATTATATGTAGTATCTAAAAAATCTCTAATTGTTATTTTATTACCTTGTTTATCAGGTCTTTCTAAGTTCATTCCTTGATAGTAAGCATTAGAATCAGGATTGACATCTGCACCTGAATTTGTTGAGTATTCAGGAAATAAACTACTATTGTTACATAAATAATCCACTAGTCGTTCAGTATAAAATTGTGCGGTATTAGAAATTTCTGATCGTAAATCTTGTGCTTCTGCTCTTGTTAAAGGAGTAGAGTTTTCTGCTGTCTTTGAAACTACATTGTTGTTTTGTACCTTATATCTTAAAAAAGGTAATACTTCATAGAAAGCATAGTGAACTAACATATCAGCTACATAGTCATCTAATAGTGTCTTGTAGTTAGCATTAGCAGGGTTTCCTATAGTACCACCACTAATCATGCCTTGTATAGCTACAAACAGATTAGTTCCTAATTTTGTTTCTACATATTTCTTTTGTGCGATTTTCACATAAGGAAGTAAGAACTCCACATCTACGTTCATATTAATCGCAGTAGAATCTTTTAGTTTATCTTCGCTTATGAATAGTACGTATCCTGCCATATTATCTTGGTTTTAAATATCCGTGATTCTTCATTCTCTTTGGTGCTTTTGCTACTAGGTTGTCATTCTTTTCAGCAGTAAATCCTTCTGACTTAGCTTTAGTATAAGATATTATCTGACTAGAAGATATATTGCTTTTAGCATTTCTTAAAGATGTTTTATAAATCTGTCGTAACCAAAAATGCTCACACTCAGCACCACCCTTATAAAGCCATATTGAATAAGTAGCAGCACCTTTTATACCAAATCCTGCATTAACAGGTATTCTACCCATTTGTAAAATATCTTCTTTACGATAAATCTTTTTAGCAGCTTCCATTTTTCTACAGAAATCTCTTTGTGTACCTGTCTTATTTACTAAGAAATTATCGTGGGTATAAACATATCTTACTTTGTAGTAATCATTAAATGACTTGTTTACTCCATCTTGTTTACTACGAGCATTCGGTCTTGCAGTTCCTGTTGATGCTAATTCTAATTTTTCATTTGCATACTCATTAAGAACTTGCTCAAAATCAAAATCTTGATGCTCTCCATCAACAACTTCTTCTTCTAATAATTCCCAATCTTCAGGTATATCTTCCATTGTTTCTAAGAAAGCATCCAACTCTGTTTTTTCAGCCATCTTCATCATATCTTCTTCAACTATTTCTTCTTTCTCTAATGGTTCTAACCCCAATTCTTCCCTAATCTCATCTTGTGTCATAACCGATTTAAGAGTTTCAGCATCAAACTTAACTGTAATAGGTTTAAGCTGAACAAAAGATACAGGTAAATCCATATTATTGATCTTAAATATTTTTGCTAATACCTGAATAATATGTGTTTGAAATGGTTTAACCACAGAGTTTAAATAAAAATTAGCAGCACTATTAAGTTCATCTGCATTATTTCCTAATCCTGTATTGGACTTTATTCCCATAAGCATCGGACTAGTAACTCTATGTCCTGTCAAGATGTTCTGTACGAGTAATTCCTGTAAAGCTAAATACTGCTTATCGGCATTACTAACTGATATAGGAAATATCTCAGGTGTTCTTGTTTTATCATCTGAAAACGTAAGTACAAATTTACCACTATTACTAGCTGAAGTAAACTTGTCTGTTAAGCTACGTTCAATCTGTAATCGTTCTTCCTGTGTCGGTACTCCGTTGGAGAAGTTTACCATATAAGAACCTGAGAAGCCATTGGATATATTGTTAAGATGAAACTCTGCTACTCGTTGGTCAACTAAAGCCCAATTATTTGCTGCTATGTAATCAGGAGTATGATAGATGTCCATATTAGGACTATACAAGCCACTATAAAGTAATTGACTAGCACTTGTTCTATCCTTAGTATCAAAGGCAGGAATCGGTGTAGGTCTATTAGAACGAGTATTACTCCAATCTGCTGATACATAATAAGTATCAACAACACCCATAGCATTAGGTCTACCTGCTCGTACCCTTTCTACAGGCACGTGGTAGATTTCAACGATTTCTGTCTTAGCTTTATTCCAAATAAGGTGTAATGCGAAAGCACCCTGTAGCTTAAAGTCAAATGAAATCTTTTTAATTACTTCGTGTAGTGTTTCTTTACTATTTGCATGATAGAAAAAGTTTTTTAATTTAACTAATCTATCTAAATTATTTTCTTGTTCTTCTTCTTCATCATCCACAACAATATTATCCCCTGCAATCATTTCTGCTGTAGCATTGATAATCGCTGCATGAGTTGAACTGTTATAGTAAAGGTCAATTAAGAACTGAGGGTAAAGGTTTCTAAATTCCTCTGTACCATACTCAATATAATCCCTTCCTCTTACTTCTTCAATAACAGGACTTGTTGCACTTGATAAATCTACACTTAGTATATTTTCCATATTTTATTTTATTCTTGCTCAGGTGTCCAAGCAGTTGTTCTTACTATTGCTAATATCTCCTCGTGAGTATATTGGTCTAATCCATCTAAAAAAGTTGGAGTATCGCCATCAAATTTAGCAATAAATAATGTACCATCTACTGACTTTCTAACTGTTGCTACTGAATCTTCTATAATTTGTGAGAAGTCGCATACAGGGTTTCCCTCTACATCTACTTCAGTCAATAAACTTGTGTTTGGTGTTGTATATATCATAATTTTAATTTTTTAAGGTGTATCTTCTACTATGTCAGATGCACTCATGTTGGTCATTATTGCAGGGTTACCATTTACTTGTTTTACTGATACGTTATCAAAAGTTACATCTGTAGCACCTGAATTTCTATATATAGAAAAATTAACTGAATCTGCAACCTTATATAAAGTTTTAAAACCTGTAGTTGTATATGAAGTAGATGTAGTTCCAATATATATTTTTATACCACCACTACTAACATCTGTTATATTTATTGTTAGTTTATATAATTTACCTATAGTTAGTGATGTAACACCAATACCCATAGCAGAACCACTTGTGTATAAGCAGGTACATTCATTATTTGTTATAGTAAAATGATTAGTAGAAGTATGTGTTCCTAAATTATTCCAACCTGCAAAAGGACTTATATTAGTGTCTATAGATGTTGTATTACTAAAATCTCCATTTGTAAGTAACTCTGCACCTAGTGTAGGGTCTACTTGGTCATAGATAACAGGGTACTCATCATTAGTACCATCTCCCATTCTATAGTAGTTTCTAATCTTTGTTAGTGGATATTGGTTAGTGATATTACTCTCTACCATATTGGTCATTATTGCAGGGTTACCACCTAATTCTTTTATTGATATGCTATTTATAGTAACACTATCTTCAAAACTTCCTGCAAAGAATTTAATATAAGTAAAATTAGTATAAGCCACAAAATAAATTGTTTGTGTTCCATCTACAAAACTTATTATATTACTACCATCATAAACACCATCTAACCTTATAGTACAAGAAGTCATACTAATAAAATCAGATGCAGTAATATCTAATCTATATGTTTTACCTTCAGTACCTGCAAGGTTAAGTGTTCCTGATGTAGACATAGCATTAGAAGCACCTGCAGGAGAACCTGAATACATTTTCATTCCACTACCTGTATCTTCTTGATAAGCACCATCTTGTGTAGGTGCAATCCAACCTGTTAGCCCATCACTAAAATCTCCGTTTACAACATACTCTGCACTTATTGTAGGTTCTACTTGGTCATAGATAACAGGGTACTCATCATTAGTACCATCTCCCATCTTCCAATATCCTACTAAGTTAGTAGCTACATAATCTCCTCTACTTACCAATAGATTAGTAGGTACACCTTGATTGTATAGTGATGCTACTTCTAATGCAGTAAGTGTTCTATCCCAAATACCTGCTTCTGTTATTTTACCCTCATATTCGTGTGAACCTGACTTACTACGACCAAATCTTATATCCTCATCAATATCTAAAGTCATTCCTGTAACAACAACATTATGCCATTTACCATCAGTAGGAATTTCAGTTGCAGCTACTCCATCTACATATCTTGTACCACTTGAAACTATTAATGTATTATCTCCTGTGTTGAAATATATATATCCTGTACCACCTGATGAAGCACCTCTTGTATCTAATATATAATCATAAGATGAAGTATTATCTCTAATTACCCAACAAGAAAAAGAACCTGTAAAGCTACCTAATGTACTATTTGCTATTAAATAATCATCAACACCATCAAACTCCATACTCTTAGTACAAGTGATTAGTGGATTAGCTGACTGATAAGCTGCTGCATTAAGCATAAGATTTATTGGATTACCTGAGTTGTATATTTTAGTAATCTCAGCTTGTGTGAGTGTTCTGTCAAATATAGCTAATTCATCAATTTTACCTGTATAGTAATTGTCAGGTGTTGTTTTTAATCTTGCACCTATTCCTAAATCTACACTATTAGCTAAAGAACCTGAAGCACTTGTAATACTATCATTTGTGCCTGAATTAACACCATCAATATACCTATATGCAGAACCACCTCTATCAAAAACCCACACTATATGATGCCATTCTCCATCATTTACAGTTGCTGTATCATCTGTATCAGCATATCCTGAACCATCATTAAGATACCAACTAACTTTTCCACTACCTATTCCTAATTCAAAACCTGCTCCTGAATCTCTTTTAACACATATAGAACCATCTGTAGCAGTTGTTTTTATCCAACAAGAAACAGAGAAATTATTTGTAGTAACTTCATCTAAACTATCTGCATCAGAAATTCTAATATAATCATCTGTTCCATCAAAGTCAATAGAATACTTATTTACAAACCTATAAATAGGATGTGTGTTTATTGTTAGCTTATTGCTTAGTGATAGCATACTATTCTACATATCCAATAGCCAAACCACTCGTAAGTGTTATAGCTGTAATGTTCATAAAGAGTGTCGTTCCTGCAGGGATTGTCGTTACAAGTGCTGATTCTCCTGTACAGTCAGCTACAGTTATAGCAGATACTACACTTTCTAGTACAAATTGTACTGCATACCAATCTTTACCTGTTTGTGCTACTGTTGTAAATACTTCTACAACACCTTTTCCTAACTGCTCTCTTAATAATTCATTATTGTTTTCTATTACCATATTTTTTTATTTATTTAACTTACGTATATATAATTTGTTTGTGTAGGTCTTACATATTCTTCATATTGTACTTCTTCGCCACCTGTAGGTTCTTTAATATAAAGTTTACCTATCTCTACTCTCCCTTGTACTACTCCTTTATCATTTGCAGCAGGACTAAGTACATCTGTTTCTGTTATTGGTGCATATCCTGTTGATAAACTAGGTGTGCCTGAATCTATCCAACTTACTTCATATATTTCATACTCCCAATAGCCATTCGGCATAAAGTTAATAGCACCTGTAAATACATTTTCTGTTGTGTTTGATGTCATACTAACTTTTGTATATCTATTGTTTACTAATTGACTTTGACCATAAGCATAAACTACATCTCTATCCATCCCATTAGTAAACTTGAACAAGAACCTTATCTGTGAACTAGGTACTGCTGTGTCAATTCTTTTCTCCTCAGTCGTTGTGTAAAAAGTATAAGGTTGTCCGTATTGTCCATGTATCATACTATATAATAGAAATAGTTTGTTTTTGTTTGGAAAAAAAAAGAACTACCTAAGTAGTTCCCTTTAATTTATATGTAAAATCTTATTAAGAAGTTACAATAGTTCCCATAGTAAATGCACTATTATCAAATGGTACTGTCGTATAGTCAGCAACAGTTTGCATTGGTGCAGCTTCTTGTCCTTCTAGTGTCCAATCATAACCATTAAGGTCTGCGAAAGCAGCACCTGAAGCATTAGAACCTGTATTTAAGTCCATTCCATTAGTTGCACCTAGACATAATATTACATTATGGTCATTAGTTAGTGTTTGATTTAATTGTACATATACTACTAATCTATTTTGTGCTAAAAGTTTTAATTCATTTTGATCTTCCTTACTTAATCCTGTAAGTTTAATATTAACAGATGGTGCATAGACCACAGTTCCATTTTCTGTAGAACCTGTTACTGTTTCTGTTACTGAAGCGTTACCTCGCCTGATTGAATATCTAAATAATGTATCTGTACCCATTTCTATGTCAGTTACTTCAGATGCTACTATTGTAGAAGTAATTTCATCAAATTGACCAAAATAAATATACTTTACACCACCTACAAGATTCCTACATGGAATCCCCCTACCTTTTGTTAAATCACAAGCCATTTATTTTATTTTAAAAGTTAAAGAAAGAGAGATTGCTCTCCCTTTCTATTATTTAGTTATTACGATTGATGTACTACATCAGCACCAATTCCTACCTGAACCCCACCTGAATACTTAGCTACAAATCTTAAGTTTTCTGAACCATCTAGTGGACTCATATCAAGCATTTTCACTTGAGTAGTATCTGAAACTAGGTCAGTTCCAAAGAATAAGTTAGAAGTTTGTGCAGCTACCATTTGGTCATTCGGCATACCATATACTACAGCTAATTTGATTCCTTCAAACATTGCTTCGTAATCGTTATTCATGTTATATAAGTTAACATATCCTAATGTAGAAACTGCTGAAATGTATAATCTGTAAGTTTTCCAATTCATGTATATTCTTAAATCTTCTTTACCATATACTGTTGAAGGTATTGCAGCAGCAATCTTTTGTAATTCTCCAATAATTGAAGTTGCTGTATAAGCACCTGCAGCAGCATTTGCAACTACATTACCATTTACTGCAAAAGCACCTGTAGTAGCTGTTAAGAATCCTTCAAATTCTCCTTGTGTTGCATCAGCACCACTCCATACAGAAGATTCAACTCCATCAGCAATATGCTGTGTAAAGTAAGAAATTACATAGTCCTCAAATTTAGGTGCATTTCTATTCCAAGCACCTGCCTTCATTTGTTCTGCTTCCCATCCTGATAAAAGTGTGTTCTTGCAAACTTCCATGTTTATCTGTAGGTTCTTTGGTTCTAATACTGATTCTGTTAAAGCAAGTGTTCCATGATTAGTGAAAGAACAATCTGCATTCCTTACCAAAGATGAACCTGCTACTTTTTGTATATTTTCTTTAAACTTAATGTTTTGTAAAACAGTTAAGTGATCTAAAGAAGTTGCTTCTTGTAAAGCTGCCGATATATAAAATCCTGCTGCCTTACCTGCATAATTACTTGTTAGTGTAAAAGCCATTTTTTATTATTTTTTTAAATTAATTATTTTGTCATATTATATAAGATTCTTTCTCTCTTTGTCATTTTTCTTAAATCAGGAGTTGAATCTTTAGTGTCTTTGCTAAATTTATTTGTATCTACAGGTACATCAGCAGGTTCTTTTGATAATTCAGTAACCTTTTTGTTTAATTCGTCTATCTTAGCTTGATATTCAAATTCTATTTCTTCTGTAGTTTTTACTTTCTTAGGAGTTGGTTCTGTACTAGAATCCATTTCAACATCTGATTCTTCAACCTCATCATTTCCTATTTTATCTTTTTTAAGGTCTGCAACTGCATCTTCAAGGTTCTTTATTCTCTTTTCCATACCTGCCCAATCTGCTACATCTGCTTCCTTACCATCATCTTCAGCCATATCTGTACCCTCTTTGTCTTTCTTTAAGTCAGCTACAGCATCTTCTAAGTTTTTGATACGTTTCTCCATTCCTGCCCAATCATCCACATCAGCTTCTTTTCCATCATCTTCCATTTCTTCATTAACAGGTTCTCCTTCTGTTTCTTTTTCAACTTCATCTTTATAGAGTTCAGCTACAATCCCTTCCTTTTCTACAGAAAAATTTTGACCATCTTCTGTACGATATGATCCAACAGGTAAAAGCATTGTGCTTCCATCTTCAGTTAAAACAGATATGTCCACACCTGCTTCTAAATTTGTAGAAGTAGATACTATAATAGTACCATCCTCTAATTTCGCTTGAAATTCTAACTTAACTTCATCTTGTTTATCAAGACCAAGTGCTACTAATATTTGTTTTTTTAAATCCATTGTGAGTTCTTTTTTTATATAATAGAATATTTATTGTTCTGTTTGATTTTTAATGTCTTGTATTATCTCATTTAAAGCTGTAAGTATTTCTTCATCAGTTGGTTTTACTGTTTCAGACATTTTCTCCATTTTATCAATAAAGTAACCTTCAATACTTAATCCCTTTAATTCTCCTTCTTTAATTTTCTCCCACATCTCATCATTTTCTATCTTCATTTTGACAAACCAAGTTCCATTCGGTAAATCATAGCCATATAGCTTAGATTTGTCCATATCCCCTTCTTTTATCCAAGATTCTATCGTTAAAACCCCAGATACTCTATCTTCATGCTGATAAGTAGCTTTATGATGATTATTATGCTTTAAATACAGTTCAGATGCCTGTCTTACAGTATCTTTTGAAAAATATACATAATAATCACTATTTGTATTAGGATCATGTCTGAATATTTGTTTATTTGGTATTAAAGCAGGAGAAACTAACATCCTTTTCTCCTCATCTATCTTAGCAAAGGTTAAATTGTTCTTCTCTTTACCAAAAAAGACAAAATTCTGCTCAATAGCAGGACTTGTTACTAAACTAATTGCATCAATCGTTAATTCTTCACTTTCATCAGAGATAATTAACTCTACAATCTTAGTATTAGTTAAATTTTCATAATGTTTAGGGTTTGCTTTTTCACAAGCATCTTTGGAGATGTATTTACACTCTCCTCTTTCTCCCCATTTCCATTTTCCGTTATCACATTTTTTACAAGGCATAATATATAATAGATTAATTTGTTATTTATTTGATTTTTAAATTGTTGCTCTCCTACGGATATAAGCAAGTTTGTTTTGATTATCTGTTAAGCTGTCTGTAACTACGTATGCCTGAACAGGTTGTGGTTCTTGACCACCCCCTAATTCAAACCTACCACTTAACATTTCAGGTGCAGGTGTGCCTGTGTCTGATGGTACTGAACCACCACCACCATCCCCTACATCTGTAGATAGTATTTTTCTTACATTAGCAAGTCCTGCTGCAATAACTGCTGCACCACTTACAAATCCTAATGTACCACCTTGTGCAAATGCCTTATTAGCACCTGCATAAGTATCTATAATTGCTTGTGCTATTGCTAGTGCTTTATTCTCTCCTGCTAAACTACTTAATGCACCTGCTAAGTCGCTATATGCTTGTAACTGTGCATCTGCATTTTCTATAGCTAATTGTGTTTTTTCTTTTTCTAAAGCTACTTGATTTACAAGCTGTTCAGATTGAAAACCTGTTACTTGTGCTAATACTGCATCTTTTTCTGTCTTAGCTTGTATTAACGCTATTTGATTTTCATCACTTTTGTTTTTATTATATTGTGCTTGGGCTGCTGCTTCTATAGCATCTGCATTTTCAAGCATTAATGTTTTTTGTTCTTCTAATATTCTTGCTAATTCTTCGTTTGCAGCTATTCTTTGTTCAAATGTTTTACTTTCATCATCTCTTATTTGTCTTTGTAGTTCAGCTTCCCTATCTTTTTGTTCTATAATTTGTTGATTTTTAACTGCTGCTAATTCAGCAGCTTTATTCATTTCAATTATACCTTCAGCAGTTTCTACAGTAGATTTAGCATAATCTTTTATTGCTTTAGTTGCAGTAGTAACAGTTTCAGTTATTTTATCCACACTATTATCTACACCTGTTAAAACATCTACATATTCTTTACCTGCATCTTTTACACTATCAAATGCTTCTGTAAATTCTCCTCTAAATAAGTGTCCGATTGCTTTTCCTAGATGTCCAAAAGTTTCTAATAAACTATCAAACCTTTCTATAAGATTTTCTTTTATTGCTTGACCAAAATCTATTAAACTTTGTTTAGGATCTTCAAATATGCTTTTAAAGTAACCTGTAATTGTACCTATGTTATTGTCTAAAAATTTGAATAAATCATTAAAAGCTATAGATAAACTTTCCATAGCTATATTAAAGAAATCTAATACTTTTTGATTTTGTCTAAAGACATCCATAAGTTTAGCAAGTAAAGCTACTACTAAACCAATACCTGCTGCTTTCATAGCAGTACCTAATCCTTTAACTGCACTACCAATGCCTTTAAATCCACCTTTTGCATCTTTAGTAGCATCTGCTAATTGTTCTGTTTGTTTAGCTACTTCGCCTACGTTTGACTTTACTTCTGCTTCTATTACTGTATCTGCCATATCTTATATTGTTTGTTGTATGTTATTTCTCCATAATTTAATACTTGCTGTCCATTGTATATTTGTTCCTGCTATTCCTGTAACATGAACACCAAAAGAAGTCGCTGTTACATCTTTCATTTCTGCTGATAAACTTAACCCACTATGTCCTGATGTAACTATTGCTGTTTCTGTTTGATGATATGTAGATGCTAATCCATTTGTAAACTTTACTGCACCTGTTATTTGAACATATCCATATTCTCCTGCACTACCTGAACCTACACCTGTATTAACACCTATTACATTTGCTTCAAATCCTATTACTGAATTAGCTACCTTTTCTATATATGTAGTAGGTAGGTATTGAGTTAATAAAGCTGTTTCTGTTGCATCTGTAGTATTATGAGATTGTTGAATAAAAGAAGTTTGAGCCATTCCTAATAATTCATTAAAGCCACCCCCACTTATAACTATCTCCCCTTGATTTTCGGCAATCCCTAATTTACCACCTATTATAGATGTATTATTTAAACCATTCGTAATTTCGTTATCTACACCTGATATAAATATATTTCTATTTTGACCTTTTGCTAAATTATTTTCTCCTATTACTAAAACATTATCAGAACCTCTTTCTAAAGTATTTTTTGCACCACCTATAATATTAGTAGATATGTTAGTATTTTCATTAATTCTTGTGCTATATTTAAAAGCATTACAAGTAGCAGATTCTTTATTGTATGTATATCCATATGCTTCACATACAGTTTGATTAGCAACAACATCATTTGTACCATCAGTAAATGTTACTTCTCCTGTATTAGAAATTTCTTTAGGTTTTATTGTATATCCTTTTCTATATTCCATTATGGTATTAATATAAATTCAACTGTAGACAAATCACTAGGTTTGTATTCTATTTTATTTACTCTATATACTCTATTTTTTATCATAACCCTATCATTAAAATTAAAGCTATTAACATCAGAAGCATTTAAATTTACTTTTAATGTCATTACTCTTGTATTTACATCATATAATTCATAATAGTATCTTGACCAATAAGTATTAAATAAATTATTAATAGGAGATATGTTCATAGGGTTAATTAGTTGACATTCTCCAAAATTATAATCAGTAGAATTTAATGTAGGAGTTACTTCAGATAAATGACTAAATTGTAAAAATTCATCTTGATTTTCACTTGTATAATTATTTTGTGCAGGAATATAGTATGTAGTATTAGAATCTTTTTTACCATTATTACATAATATTCTTGGAAGATTATCAAAACTTTCATTCTGTGTATTATTATCATTTGATGAAAATATTGAAGGTACTATAAAATCAGATAAATTATCAAATAAAGGTTTAGATATAGTTGCTGCAAATGGTGTTGCTAATATTTCTTCTTCGCCTTCTAAAATCGTAAATCCAAATTGATCTATTCCATTCCATATTTTTTGTCCATAATTCCAACCATTAGTAGCTTTTTTATATTCACTAAAAATATAATCTTCATCATCATCTTCATATTTAAAAATAGTTTTATTTATTAATTCTAAAGGTTTTAATTGAATTTGTGTAGCATCTACTTTATCTGTCCAATCATATTGTATACTTCTAGAAGCTAAAGTAGTACCTGATGTAATTATATTAAATATATCATCATAAGGTTCTATTAATAAATTATTTACATTATCTTTATCTGATAATATAACTAAGTTAAACATATTAAATATGCCTTTTATAAATTCCCATTGTCCTAAATCCCCTCTAGCAGTATTTAAAAATGATGAAGATGTAGCTGCTAATTGAGTTACATTAGCCGTTAAGGATGCCGTAGGTACTGTAGGTAGTGGAAGTAAACGATATTGAGATACTGTACCTGCTGATGCTCTAAATTGTGCTTCTAAAGTATCTCCTTGTAGTAATGTTCTAGTAAAATTATAACTCCAAGTTAAATAACCTGAACCAACAGGAGTAAAACTAACATAATCTATTTCTCCATTTGGATAAACAGTTCCACCACTATCTTTATGTACCCATCTACATTCAAAAGCTGAACTTGAACTATATTCCAATTCATAAGAATAAACTATGTTATAAGTTATATTATTTTGTTGTGCAGTAAATTTATAATTTGTCCAACCTATATTATTATTCCATACACTTGGATTATAATTAATTTCTAATTCAGAATAACTTGATGTTGCAGTATTAATACCACTAGCTTTATCAAAAAAGTAATATCCTGTTACAGTATTTTTTGTTTCAGATGGTGCATTACCTGAACCCCAATTAAAATCCATAAATAAATCTGTAAAAGCACTAGTATTTAAAAAATCTGAATCATAAGTAAACCCTGCATCATTAAAAATATTATCTAATAAATATTTACAATTAATAAAAGGTCTAAATGCATCTTCTAAAGAATTTAATACAGGATTACCATTTGTTGCACCACTACCTGTAGGTGCAGTTAAACTAATATTACCTGTCCAATCAATAAAAGGATATTTTAATACTTGTGTATGTGTATCATTATAAGCACCTGCAAAAGAATTAGCACCTAAAGGTGTTATAAGTAAAATACCTGTAGAATCCCAACTATTTTTAATATTAGATTTGTTATATAAATGGTCTAATTCTTTTAATTCTGTTAAATTACTTATTGTTTTAGATTTTAATGTATCTACTAAAGTAACAGGTTCAGAATATAGATTTACATTATAACTAATTTCTCCTTCTTTATCTGATATATCTATTAACCTTAAATAACCTTTAAAAATATCATAACCATCTTGTTTTAATACACATTGTGTTTTTACATAAGGATTAAAACTAAATACATCATAAACTTTAGTTACATCAAATAAGTGTGTAAATATTTTATTGTTTCTTTTAGTTGCAGGTAAGTTAAAATCCTTAGAATAACTTTGGGTTTTTTCAGCTACATTTTTAAAATTATCTACAGATAGAGTTAAAGGTATATCTTCTTCTTCGTATAAGTCGCATATAACTTGCCCATCAAATAAATCTGTAAATATATTAGTTGGTTGTTGTGCTGATTCTTGTATGCTTATATTATCTATATATACTGTTGAACCATCATCATTTTGATAAGATATTAATAATATTTCTTCAGAACCATCTGCTGTAAAAGAAACTGTTTGTGTACCTGTACTTGCTGAACTTAATGCAGTAAATAATGTTTGTCCACCTAAAGTTTCATAAGCACTTGTTATATTTCCCTGTGTACCAATAATTAATAACCCACCTGCACCTGCTTGAGTTATATTAATAGATAAATCATAAATAGTACCCATTGTTAATCCTATTATCTTTTGATATACACCACTACTTGATGTTGAACCTGATGCTGAATACAATTCTAATTTATTAGCATTACTTCTTGAAGGCATAGTTACTGATGCAAAAGTACCACCTGTACTTCTAAATCTTTTCCAAGCTGCTATCCCTACTGAATTATTAATTGCATCTAAACCAACATCACTAGCAGTTGAATCATATCCTGTAAGGTTTAATAAAGTAGTAAAATTTATATTATCAGCTACATATTCATTAAATATAGGTTTAGATACTGAAGAATATCTACCTTTATAATTTTGGGGATATAATACTAATTGTACTGACATTATACTGAATGTGATCTTTTGTTATGTGTCTTTTCTAATTGAAAAGTATATTGAATTAATTTATCATTTGCTTTTGTTTTTCTAGTATAGCTTGATGTAGTTACTGTAATAGGTTCTACATATTTATTTGTAATACCATATCTTGTGTCATCAATATCAGTATCATATCCATTTAATAAATATACATCTGTACTATTAATTAAGTTTTCAAACCATACTGCTTCAGATTCATCTACAAAATCAGTATTTACAGTTATAAGTTGTTTTGTATTTACTCTAAAGTTTTTCTTACCACCTTTATATCCATATATCTTAAACTTACTTTCATTCCATGTACCACCAAGCTGAGTATATGATGTTCTATTGGTTTGTAATGACTTAACTGATTTCTTTTTAAATGTATAATAATCCCAAGTACCATATTGATTAAGCCAAGTTAATCTAATACTTTCAAATCCTTTACAACTATTTCCTATTATATTAATTGTATATAATTGACTTATTGGGTCATCATCATCATCAGATGCCTGTATAGTATAATAACTTACATTAGCTTTGTGTGTATCCCATGTTGTACTCCATCCATCTAAGTTTGCAGGAAAAACACCAAAATACATTAATCTTGTTTGTGATAAATCATTATCATTTTGATAACCACCATTAGCTTTTGTTGCATCAACACTAATACTACCTAAATGAACATCTGAACTATTAAATAATCTTATGTCTATAAAATTAACCATGTTAATAGTAGCACTATCCGTTCCTACCTGAAAGCTATTAGCTGATTCATTTAAAAAATTTAAAAAAGAGAATGTACCATAGTCAGTTAATTTAGCATATTGTATTAAGGGTGCATTACTTAAGAATTTTCCTAACTCACTATAGTAATCATTAAATACTAGTTTGTCTTTATTAAGATTAAAGCCATAATTACCACCAATAGATTGTAATACATTGTCATAATCTAATACTCCATTGAATATTAAGTATTGTTCTGATAATATAGATGCAGCCAAACTAACAGATGAAGTTGATGTTGCTGATGTAAAATATTCTATATTAAATGATATACTAAAATACTTAGTATTATTTTTATTATTTGAGTATCTATCTATCAAGTGTATAGGATGTGGATTATCTTCTGAATATGCAGTACCTTTATATGTACTATAAATTACATTATCAAAATTAGTACCTTGATGTTGTGGACTAACATAGCTTTCTAATATAGGTTGTAAAGAAAATATACCAACACCTGCATTATTTGGTGTTACTTTTAATGTAGCTACTAAAGAGGATGTTAGAGATAAGGCACTAACATCTTGAGCCACATATACTTCTGCTGTAAATTTAACATTATAATTATTAGCTACTATATTATTATCTGATACTGTAAATATAATATCCTGCCCTACAGGTAGTGTATTATATAATGGTCTTTGTTCTATTATCATTTTTCTAAATTATTTAATATATCTTCTTTAACTGCTTTTGCTACTTGTGATGCAAAATTTTTCATCTCTAATCCTAAAGGTTTTTGAAAGAAACTTAAACCATCATGCCCTTGTGTATAAATCTTTCTAGCTATTAAAAACTTTAAACTCTTACGAGATATAAACCTACCCTTTGCATCTCTAGGTGCTATACCTCGCATTACGATCCATTTATCTATACCTCTAGTTAATCCACCATTTCTTGATTTACCAAATGAATAAGGACTACTTTTTCTTTTACCCTCATAATCTACATACGTTCTTTTCTTTTGACTACCTGAAGTTCCTTTGTCTATAAAACTTCCATAGTCAAGCATAGTAAACTCTACATTAATTCCTTCTTGTGTTGTAACTAATCTAAAGTTTATACTATTAAGCAAAGCACCTGTAACTACTTTCTTTTTTCTTTTAAGTATTCCCTTTGATTTGTTTACTACACTTTTACCGAAACTATTTAAGTATCGTTCTAATGCTTTCATTATACACTAGCTACAAATATTTCTACATCTAAAGTAGCAGCAGGACTAACCTGTAAGCTAGTTAAGTCAGCCATAGTACCAAAGCTAGGAGATGTGTCTGCTTCTGCTAACATAACATCTTCTGCTGCACATAGTATGTGTGATTGACCTGCTTTTAGTAATACTTGGTATAAAGTAGCTGCACCTACTACTGCTAATTCTAATGAGTTAGTTGCATCTAAATTAGTTACCCTAATATATCTAACATCTTCTTTGTCTATCTGAACTGCTGAACCATAAGAGTTAGTATTGAAAGTTGCTATATGTGTAGTTTGTGCCGTAGTACAAGTTACAATTCTTTCATAACAGTTATTTATACCTGTTGTTGTTACTGTGTTTGTTGTTCCTCTAACTGCACCATTCAATACTACTGATTCAGTTACTGTTGTTGTTAAATCTGCCATTTTTTATATTTTATAAGTTATTTTTGGTGGTATTAATTGTATTGTTAATCTTCCTATTTTTATTTTAAACATTAATGTATTGCATCAGTTGTTGCTTGTGGTGCTATACAAGTGTTGTATTCGTTTTCTATTATTACAGGTAAAGTAAACACCCAACCTGTAACTGCATTATCAAACCTTTCTTCAAATGGTTCAATAGTTATATCTCCATCTGTAAAGTATTTAGGTAGTTCATCTATTCCTTCATTGGATAAAAACAAACTCTCGCCATTTTTAAAAGTACCTATTAAATCATTACAGATTTGTAAGCAATCAGATAATACTTCTTGTTCATTAGATTGGTCAGGAAATACTAAGTCCATGATAAATATTTGAAAGTTCAAAGTCATCTGATGAGTACCTGCTACTGCATTAACAGGATTGATGTGCATTAAAGGCATAAAAGAATTTTTCTCTAAATCAATTTCCCATAAATCCCCTGTTGTTATTGTCTTGATCTGATAGTGATTAGTACCTAATTGTTTTAAGGTATCTACTGTATTATTGTAATCTTTAAAGTATGTCATCTTTTAACCTTTTTTGTTTCGTTTAAATCAACCTCATAAGTTAGCCAAGTTAAGCACTCATATAAACTTAGATTTGTTATTCTTTCCAAATTAATTATCTCTCCATTACACAAGTTATGCATCACACCAAACCAATTCCACTTTTTTGCAAATTCTTCGGTTGCAGATTGTCCATCATTCTCTTGCTGAGTTCCATTAAACACGATGGCAAAATTCTCAATAGTTCTTTTGCGAAAGTCCAAAAAAAAAGTAGAGAACTATTAACATCCCTTGCTTTCATCTTCTTAAACTTCTCTGCCCTTAATTGAGTTGTACTACTATCATACGCTTTAATAGTATAATATTTACCTTCCTTTTCTACTAATGGTCTGTACAGTACAGCCATCAATTTAGGTAAATTATTTTCATATCCATTTTGGATATAAGTTTCAATATCTGCATATTCTCCTAAAGTGATTTCTTCTAAGTTCGGATGAAAGCCATACTCAACCCCATCTATCTTTATAATTCTTTTTAACTTTGTATTCTCCGTTGCTTGTAACCTAGCTATCTTATTTAAAATCTTAGATATATCGTTTATAGTTAATTCTTTAATTAAATCTGTAGGTATATCTGATAAGGTTTTAATTGTATCTAATGCTTCCTTTGATTTTGATTTGTTTTTATTGGTAATAAGTTTAGACCATTTCTCTAATGTTACATCATCCCAACTACTGATGACATTATAGCTTTTCTTACTACCATCTTTTTTAATGTTTACTTGCATAATATAATATATAATAGAATTAGTTAGTATTTAGTTTAAAATTAGTATATTTGTTCTGTTTTCATAAAATTTTTGTTTTTAAAAGGTGTTAATTCTTAGAGTTGCACCTTTTTTATTGTACAAAATATTTACCTAAATTTGGATTATCTAAGTGATAAATAACATTATATCTTACTCCATCAATAGCATGATTGTAATTATCTACATATAACTTACTCCCTTTATCAGCATATACATAGTTGTTTAACTCTTTGATTATATTGATTGATTCAGAAGTAACTACTAATTGATAATCTTGCATACGAGTTACGCCACTTTCTATAGTTCCTTTCTTAACAGGTTTTATATTTACACCTAAATATCTTAAATCTTCTATCAATCTTGGTTCTGCACTATCTGCTATAATCAGCTTGTTTTCTACCTTTTTAAGTATTATTTGTGCTAATTCATGCGATTTTAAACCATTTCGGTATATATGTTCTTTAAGATATATCTTCATTTTCTTTTTATCAATAGCCACTTCAGTTAGAGAATCAGGATCAACAGAGAAACCAAAGTCCATACCACAAGATGTCTGCAGGTTATCAGGATTAAATTCTCCTATTGTCCAATTATCAAATACTACACCTTCTGCTTTATCTAACCACCCACCAAGTATTTTATGAAAATATTTTTTAGGATTATTATTTTTTAGTCCATATATTCTATCTAAGAAACTTTGAGATAGGTTTTGTTTATTATCTAAGTAAGTAGAATGAATATAACACACATCATCTTTCATACCATTAAATCCTTCCTGAACACCTCTGCTTTCAAAGAACTTCCTATATATCCAATGTTCTTTAGTAACAGGATTTAATATTAATATAATTCTATTTTGCACATTCTTTTCTCTTATGCTTAAATCAATCGTATCAAATATATTCTCATCTATAAGTTCTTCAGCTTCATCAAGTACCCAACAATTTATACCTTGTAATGATTTAAGGGATGCAGTTTGGTTTCCTGAAGATGTCTTTATACCTCTAAATAATATATCACTCTTTGTAGATGTATTGACTACTTCTGATTTGTTTATACTAAAGATTGTTTCTAAACCTAATATCCCTATCTTTTCTAGGAACTCAGGTATAATAGATAGATGTGCAGAAACCATTGTATATCGTGTGAACAATATCCTTACGTTCTGCGACATAGTTAATAGAGTTAAGAATACTGTTACTGCATAGGACTTACCTGATCCTCTACCACCTGTAATTATATAGTATCTACAGGGAGATGAAAATAAAGCACTATACTTTTTATTCAGTTTCGGATTCAACAAAGTTTATTATCGGTATGTTTAGTGTTTCGCTATTACTCGTTACATCTACCCTTTGCTGTGGTTTACCATAAAAGTATTCAAAGAATAACTTAACTGCCCATTGTTCTTTGTTCTTTAAACCTATCTCTAATGACTTTAAAGCATCAGGGTTCATAGGAGTTAAATTCTCTATTAACTTCTGTTCTTCTGACTTGCTTTTACGCCCTGCACCTACTCTTTTACCTCCATGTGTACTCATTTTGAAATAATTTGATTAATCAAGTTGTAATATATAATAGAAATCACTTGAATTTATTTAGCATATCCTTAATTGTGCAGTATGTTGTTCTATTCGTTTTATAGCTGCTTTGTAATACTCTGCATCTAACTCACAAGCTGTTAAGTCATATCCTAAGTTATGACAAGCTATTGCAATACTTCCACTACCAAGATGTGTGTCTAAAATTTTATCTCCTTCTTTTGCATAGTTTATTAATTGCCATTCATAAAGTTTTATGCTTTTCTGTGTTGGGTGTATTCTTTTGCCATCTATATTATAAAAACCTCTATCACCAACAGGAGGTTGTTTAAAAATTAAATTCTTTGTTTTAAAAGAAGTCCAAGCAAATTCACTCATTGACATTAAATGTTTTTCGGTCATTTTTTTATCCCAAATTAAATAACAAAAAGTAGCACCTAAATAATCTAAAAAGTAATTCGCACCCCATATTATTTGATTCTTTGAAACCCTAAACAATTCATCAAAATACTCTTTAGGTGGAATTTCATTATCCCATTCTTTATTATCATTAAAAACTCTTGTTTTTACATTAATCCCATAAGGTGGATCAACTATTGCTAAGTCAAAGTGATTATCCTCATATCTTGTCATTAGCTCCATATTACATTCGTTAGTTATTTTCATTCGTATTCGTTTGGTAGCATTAATCTTATTCCTAAATCTGATAAAGCCCATATACGTATTTGTTCTGCATATACTTCAAATGCTTTTGTATTTAAAGATGTTGTGCTTACTATCTTATTTAATCCTATCTTCTTGTTGTTTATCTCTATCATTTCCCATTCATTAAGAAACTTAGCCCTTAGTATATCGTGCATTTCATCATTGAAGTAACCTAACTCTTGTGCTAATACTTGCACTATACACTTCCAATAGTAATTGTTCTGTACATTTGATCTTGTGTTTCTATGCTTCTTAACCTCTACTGTGTAAGGACTTTCTATATCTTTTAAATAGTTTACTAATTGCATCTTATCGTTTTTATCATGTATTACAAATTTCATTAAGATAATCTGTCTTTTGCTCTACTCCAAAGTTTATCTTTTTTATTGGACAAAGTTGGTTCTGTTCTTTTTATTGAAGGAAAGCCACCAAATGATTTAGATACTTCTTGCATATACTCGCCACACTCAGGACATTCAGTACCTACATTAACAACTTTGGCGTTTTCAACTGTCATAACGACTTTACTAAATTCTTTTTGTATCTCACATTTATTGCATTGGTATTTTAACATAGTATTTATTTTAAAATAAGGAGTAGTAAAACATTTAATATTAAGGACATTCTTGTATATCCGTGAAATAATTAGGCATTATTGCCACTACTCCTTATTTAATTTTAATTCTTCTAACTCAAACTGCAAATGATGTATAGCTTTTTCTATACATTCTTCAGGTCTGTTGTGCTTGAAATTTGCACGAAGTAAATAACTTACAGCATTTCCAATATTATAAGTTAGTTCCCAATCAGAGATAACTTTTCTAGCTTCATATTTATAATTCTTTCCTATATAATAATCAGGTATCTTATGTTTTATATTTTTCATAAATTATTTTTATTCCTTTAAAACAATCATTCAAACAAGTACCACAACTTGTTCCTGTATTATAATTACTTCCATAGATTGTATTAAAAAGAGTTATCATCCTTTTTTTTACTGCTTGATTCTTAGCTATTCCTGTCTTAACATCTTTCCAAATTAATAATACTTCTTCTATTAATTCATTAGGTATATCATCAGGTTCTTCTATTTCTTTTGTCTTTAACCAATACTGCTGTGGACATTCTTGATTTCCAATTCGTGCCTTGATTGACATAAAGCAAAGACAAACTTTGCAACTCCCTGTAGGTTTAAAATAATATACACACTCTTTGCAAATAGTTATCCTATCATTATAAACTTCATTAGTAACAAAAAACCTATTCATCTAATAATTCTTTGAGTTGTTCTCTTACTTTATCTATTGTCGTGAATAAACTATTCCTGCTTATGCCTGTTTTCTTAGCAAGTCCTGATAGTGTATTTCCCTCGTAGTAGTAAAGTTTAAAAACATCCCTATCGTACCAATAAATTTCTTCTAATGCTTGATCTATAAGTTCAAGTTTTTGCCATTGTTGATATTCTTCAGCATTAGGTAAATTATAAAGATGCTTTTCATTTGATGTTTCTCCTGTTTCTTTTATATCATAAGTTATATTACTTGCCTGTTGATCTAAGTGAGTATAGTATTTCTTATACTTATAATAATAAGGACTTCTTACTGATGTAAAACTTCTTCTCAATACTACTGCACCATATCTTATTAATCCTTTTTGACCATCTTTATCATATATTTTCTTTAATGTTTGTGGATTCATTTGCATAAAATAAATAATACATTCTTGTACTACTTCATCAATTTCATTTACATCTTTAGTAAAAGTATAACACATCTTCACAAATGTTGGTCTACAATCTGCTACTGCTTGATATATTTTATTCATTAGTATATTCTAATTTTCTCAAATTATTTACACAATCTTCTAAATATTTATCTAATAAAACTCTATATGCTCTTAATGACTTTGTATTTCTTTTTGTTTCTATTCCTGCAAAATAACCATTACAACATACTGAAAGATTAATAGGTAAAATCATAAGCCAATCATTCCAATTACCCATATCTAAATCTTTACCATAGCCATTATGATAATCAACAATTAATTCTACTACTTCTAAGAAATTTTGGTATTTTGTTTCAGGAGATACATCTTTAACAAAAGTTATCATTAAAGTCATGTAATCTTCTATATATACTTGATGTTCTACACTTGAATATATGGGATTTACCATATTCAAATATAGAAAATAATCTATTCTATTTTCTTTTCTTCTTTTATTTTATTAACAAGTTCTTTGTAATAACTAATATCTTCAACATAATCTATCCTAGTCATTTTAATAGTTTGTTTAGATTGATATTCAAGTTCTTCAGAAGTGCCTACTCCATACTTAGCATCTAAATATAAAGAAAATTTATATTGTTCTCCATTTCCTGAAAATATATTACACTTGATACATTGTACCTGACAGTTGGTTTCATCCCATCTTGTAGCATGATGTCTGCGAGATTGAAAGTGTCCATTTTGTAGTTTTTTATAGTGGTCTACCTTACCACACGTGAAGCATTGTGTCATACCTTCAAGAGTAACTTCTCTTAATCTAATGTATAAGCTAAACCACTTATCTAATTCTTTCTTTAACTTAGATATTGTTTTCTTCATAAAGTGATTAAATTTTTAATTAATATTTTAATTATCATTTCTTGGTCATGGATACTTCCTAATCGTTCTTTCCTTCCACCATAATAAAATATACCTCTTAAATTATTAATTCTTTCATATACTATAGCATCATTAAACATCCATATTATAGCAACAGGTACTTTATGATATGTTTGTAATTTCTGTGCTTTAACTATTTTTCGCATAGATATAATTGCTTGTTTTGTTAGCTTGGCATTTTTATGAACTCCCTTCACTTCTGCAAAACCTATTAATTGATTATTTTTATATAATACTGCATCTATATTTGCAAAATCTCTACGTTCTTTAAAATCAATTTCAAAATGGTTACAGAATTTTATTAATGCAACTTTTTGTCTTACTCTATCTTTTTTAGTTTCAAATTTCAATTTAAAAGTTTTTTAGGTTCTTGATAAAATTCTACGTTCTTTTGATTTAATGTTTCTGTTTTATAAATAGCTTCATTAATAGTTTTCTTATGTGCAATTATCCAACGATAAAATGTTCGGATATTTAAAAAAGGTTCAAAATCACAATATCTTACTCCTATGTGAAAGGAATCAAATATCTGATTAAAAGTCATACGTTTCATTCTATTCTCTGTCTGTAAATCATGTGCTAATATCTTTGCTAGAGATAACATTGTCTTTGCATCTGATCGGTGTCCTAACTCTACTGATACTTTAGCTATTAAATCTAATATCTTTTCAGTTAGTTCCTTAATGTTTTCTTCTTGTAATGTTTTCATTTTTTTAATTTATAATTAGACATATCATTTTTTATGAATGATTTTTCTTGATAAATATAATCATTATTTATTTTAACAAATTTTCCTTTGATTTCTATTTTACCACTATATGAAAAATAGTTATCTAATTCTATTATGTTTTTTCTAATAATTCCTTTGCTTTTTGCCATTCATCTATTTGTTTATCTAATTTTGATGTACCTATATTTTTTGGTTTATCCCATTTAGCAGAATTTTTTGACCAACGAGAAAGTCGCAACTTAATCTCAAATGTCGCTTGTTTTTGAAATCTCATTTTTTTAACACCCTCTGTCCAATAATCTATAAAATCCTGTTTCATTTCTTTAGGGTAATCAAAATACATAACCTGATTAATAAATTTTTCCTTTATAGATATATTATTATTTAATATTATTTCTTTATTATTATTAATAGTTGTTGAGTTACTTAAGGACTTGTTGTTAAGAAACTTCACAACTTGTTCTTCATTTATCTTAAAGTGTTGTTTAGCAGGTACTCCCATACGTTTAGTTTCTATTATATTATGCTCTTTAAGAGTTTTAATAGCTTTTCTTTGTTGGTATGGAGTTAGGGTAGTATCTTTATGTATATTAGCTTCAGTATTAAAAAACCAACCATTAGTCATTCCATTATTAATAAAGTATTCTTCTTTACTTATAAGATCAGCTAATAAGACAGTTTCTTTTAATCCTATGTTCTTTGCTAATTCTTTATTTACGACTATAAACGCTGTACTGCTTAGTAATTCTTTCATATTGTTATAATATCTATTGAGTAATCATAATCTTTTAATGATTCCCTAATTATATTAATATTATTTGAGAAATCCAAATAATTAGTAGGAACTATATATCTTGCATTACCACTTTTAACCTTAATTCTTACTTGTGGTTTAGCTACAATCTTAACACCTGATCTTATTAAAAACCTACCCAACTCATCTCTGCTTTCAAATATTAATTTAAACTTCTCCATCTCTATATAAGCATTATAAACCTTATTAAACATATCCCTATACAAAGGAAATGAAGCATAATTATGTTTATGTAATTTTTCATAATACAATACAGATGTTCTATTTCTATCTAATACATCAGCTATAATTGTGGGGTGTATATCTTTAGTTAATCTTCCTACAATAGCAGCTACCATTCTAGGTATATGTATAGTTTCTTTTCTTGTCTTTTCTGCTAAAGAACCTTGTCGCAACCCTACTAAATTTGTAGTAAGGTTACAAATGGTTTCAAATTTTTCTCTATCTGTCATAATTAGAATGGTAAATCAGAATCACTATCTTCTGATACTTTATTGATCTTCTTTTCAGTTGGATTTAAACCCCAAACCCATTCATAAAACATCTGAGCATTTTGCAGTACATCTTGTGTAGAACATTTATTATCATAATCAACTGCTGCTTTTAAACTTGATTGTTTTACAATAAGTTTCTGAACATCATCTGATTTTTTAGGATAAGCTGTTGCAGGGTTATTCTTTTGATAATCAGTTACTATCTTAATACTTCCCTTATCATTCATGGTGTAAGAAATCTCTTGTCCATTAGATAATTTAGAATCATCTGATTTACGATATACCTTACCTATATCTCCGTTATCTAATTCTACTTCAAATACATATAGTTCTTTAAACATCCCTGAACCTTGTACGTTTACTACTTTACTATTTTTCATATTTATTATTTTAAATTTATTATTAGTGGATTTTTATTATTATCGTTATACATTTTCTCATATATTTCTAATTTCATAGCTGCAATATCATTAGCTTCTTTATTGTAAAAATAAGAATTTTTAGGTTCAATTTCAAATGTATATACTTCATCTAAAGCTAAACCTGTATATTCAATGTATTTATTTTTAGTTTCTTCTATCTGTTCTTGAGTTCCAAAGATTCTAATGCTAGTTGCTATTATTTCTGTACAATCTGCATAATATCTTTGTAAAAGATTATCCCATTTTTTTGTTCTAATATAATGATCGTTATCAGAATAAAAGTGAAAGTCCTTAGCTATTAAACCCATTTCATTATTATTTTAGTTAAAGAAACTACTAATACAACTACCAAAAAACCTATAAATAACGCTTCAAAAAATGTTTCTTGTTTTGATGGTAACTTTGATACTGCATAATCTTTTATATTTTGATGCTTAAAAAACTTAGTTAGTTCTTCAGCATTTAAAACATATTCTTTTCTATTATCTCTATTGATAACTCGGTACTGTGTATTTTTCATAATTGTTTTTTTTAAAATTTATACAAATATATAAATAATTAACTAAATATTTGACAAACATATTAAAAAAGTTATTAACAATTAGAATGTTAACTAAATAAAGCCACTAATTAAAACAATAGTTTTAAGCCACTTTAGGTGCTATGTAAGGGGTATATATTAAAAAGATGAGAAAGTGCCTTAGAATGCCTTATAAGGGCATATATTCAATTATTGGTAGTTGTCCTGAATCTAGAACAACTGCACAACCTAATATTGGTTTAGCTGTATGAAATTTAGCATATCCATAAGCAAAAGATTTGTAGTCAATCCCACAGGGTACTTGTAATTGCCATTTAAGATCAGTTAAAGAAGCTGTATAATTTACAAAACTTTGTGTGTGGATATGACCCTGAACCATAGAAGAACCCCAATTTTGACTTCTTTTAATAATTCCTTTACCACTGAGCAACCTGTTCCGTGAGTATATAATACGTTATCGTGGACAAATTGTTCTTCAAATACCCAATCAGGACAACCAAGAACTTCNTTAAGATTTCTTACCCAACGCTTGTCTATTCCTGNATCTTCTGCNTTNCNAGCAATTATTAAATCNTGATTTCCAAGAGTTACGCTTATTCCATTAGGGACAGTATCGTTATTAAATGCTTGATACCAATCTTTCATTTGTTCTATTGCCATTGTCAATTCATACTTCCCATCTGTTTCAGTAGATGTGTGATGGAAAGACGCAAAATGGGAATCTATCAAATCGCCTGTGAAGGAAACGGAATTGCAGGAGTATTTGTGATAGGTATCTATACAATGCTGCAAATAATTTCGGTGTGTGTATGGAAGATGAATATCTCCCACGCACAACCGATTAACCTTATTACTCCGTAAATCCTTTATAACTTGAATTTCGTGTGGCTTTAATCTAAATCTATTTGTTTGACTTTCCAAAATCTGCTAAAGATTGTCCACCAAGCATAGCAATTAAGCTCCACCATATTGTAGATACTGACGCTTCATCAACACCTAAAGCAGTTGCTATTAAAGGAATTACAATAGATGAGATTCCTAGCCATACTTTCTTTGATGTAAGAAGTTGTGTTAAAATGTAATTTTTCATTTTTATTTATTTTTGATTATTAAATTGATTTTCTCTCCGCCTAAATTAAGTATTTCCTTCATTAGTAAGTCCATAGCTAAAGCAGAGTTTTGAACAAAGTCCTGTTTACGACCTATTCCTACTAGAATGCAGCCGCTAGTATCTTTTGGTGAATTTCCTATATGGAATAATATGTAATCTCTATTCGGAACATCTTGAACTAATAGATGTAAATAATCTCTTGTTGCTGATTCTCTTGCTGTTCTTAACCTTACACTATAACTACCTTCAGGAATACAAGATATATTTTTAACATTATTTAGTTCAGGATTTTCTAAAGTATCACACATAAATTCATCATTTAAAAACAACTCACCAATAATTGAATTATCTGTAAATGTATCTCTTAGAATTAAAAGATTAATTTTAGAATCCAAATGTTTAGGAATGTATTGTATAAATTTTAACCCCATTAACTTCTGAAACAAATCTTTTATCCACTTTAACATCTTTTTGTTTTTTATATTTAGGATTCTTTGAATTTAGCTTTCGTTTTTTATTAGTAGGTATGTCCATTATCTATTTTTTTTATGATACCACCATTTATCTATCGTATAGACAATTGTTATAACTAACAATAAAATTTTTAATGCTATCTCTAAGTTAGTGAAGGTCGTTATGCTTAGTATTGCTGTGTTTACTCCTAGAACTTCTCCTACTTCCTTTGTTATTTGTGGTAATGGCATTTATGTATGTCTTTAGTTTAGTTATGTTCTTTGGTTTAGTTTTATAGTGTTTCTTCATTATGTTAAGTCAGATGTTAAAAAATTTCTAAGAGTTAATCTACTACCCTGTCCGTCAGGTCTTTCTAGGTTCATTCCTGCATAGTAGTTTTCTTTTGAAGGGCTGACATCTGCTCCTGTATTTGTACTGTATTCAGGAAAGCTAGATGTATTATTACAGATGTAGTCAATTAACCTTTCACGATAATAACTAGCTGTATTTAAAATTTCTTCTCTAAAATGTTGAGCTTCAGATTCACTTAATGCTGTTCCTGTTTCTGATGTTTTGGAGTAAATGTTTCCATTCTCCACCTTAAATCGTAAAAATGGGATAGCGTGGTATAGAGAATACGCAGGGAGCATATCTCCTATATAATCATCTACTAAGGTCTTGTAAGCACCTGCTAAAGTTCCTGCTGTAATTTCATCTTTAAGTTTCTGTGTAAGATCTGTTCCAAGTGCTGTTTCAACATAGAGTTTCTGTGCTTCACGCACAAATGGAAGTAATAAGTCCACATCAACATTTAAGTTTAGTGCGGTACTGTCTTTTAATTTAGCTTCTGATATAAATAATACATATGCCATAGTTATCTTGCTTTAATATATCCGTTATTTTTCATTGTTCTAGGTGCTTGTGCTACTTTCTTGTTATTTGGCTCAGGATAAAACCCCTGACTTCTAGCTTTAGCAGTAGAAATTAATTTGCCATATTTTGTTATATCTTTTTCCTTATAAGCATCTTCTAATTCCATTACATAGATTTTTCTGATAAAGCGGTGAAAACATTGTGGACCGCCCTTATATAGCCAAATTGAGTATTTATTAGTTCCTTTAGGTCCGAAACCGGGATTAACTACTTTATTATCTAAAGCTACTAAATCTGATTTTTTATATAGTTTCTTAGCCCCCATCATTTTTCTGCAAAATTCTCTTTTAGTTCCTGATTTATTTGTTAGTGCAGGGTCTCTATCATATTTGTATCTTACTTTAAAAAACTTGCTGACTTTTTTACTCCATCCATCTTGGTCATCTAATCCATCTCTATCAGCTTTAGGTACTGTTGCAAGTTCTACTTTGTGTATTTCATTTAATACTTCTTCAAAATCAAAATCTTCACTTTCATCTTCTACCATTTCTTCATCTAATAAAGTATATCCTTCAAGCTCATCTTCACCAAATTCTTCTATCCAACTATCTAATTCTGTTTTATCACTTGAAAAATCTTCCCTTACTTCTACATCTAAAGGGGCCAGTGACTATTTTTTGCTTATTTCTTCTTCAGTCATAACTGCTTTTAAATCTTCACTTGTAAATTCTAAAGTAATTGGTTTAAGCTGTACAAAGTTTACAGGCATATCCATATTATTTACTTTGAATATTTTTCTAAGGACTTTTACTATTTGGTCTTGAAATGGTTTAACCACCGTATTGAGATAAAAATTGGCTGCGGAATTAAGCTCATCTACATTTGAACCTAAACCACTTTCATTTTTAATTCCCATAAGCATAGGGCTTGTTACCCTGTGTCCTGACAAGATGTTCTGCGTTAAAAGTTCCTGAAGTGCTAGATATTGCTTGTCTAAGTCGCTAGGACTTATTGCAGTTATTTCAGGTACTCTAGTTTTATCATCTGAAAATGTTAATACAAATTTTCCACTATTAGTTTCTGAACAGAATTTTTCTGTTAAACTTCTTTCTATCTGATTTCTTTCCTCTTGTGTCGGAATCCCATTTGCGAAGGAAATCATAAAGCTCCCTGAAAATCCTGAGCTAATATTATTAAGATGAAACTCTGAAACACGACTATCTATTAAAGCCCAATTATTACAACTAACATAATCAGGCGTGTAGTAAGAGTTCATATTAGGACTATAAAGACCTGAATAAAGTAGTTGGTTAGGTGAAGTCCTGTCATTAACATTAAAAGCAGGTACATAGTAAGGTTTGTTTGTTCTAGTGTTAGCCCAATCTGATGAAATATAATAGCCATTTGTTTTTCCAAATTCATCAGGTTTAGAACATCTAATCTTTTCAACTCCTACATGATAGATTTCTGCTATTTGTGTTCTGTCTTTTGACCATACGATATTTAAAGCAAAAGCACCCTGAAGTTTAAAGTCAAAAGCTACCTTTTTTAAGACTTCATGCAGACTTTCATTTGAATTTGCTCTGTCCATAAAATTCTGTAACTTAACTCTAGCTTCTAAATCCCTGTCATCTTCATCTTCTATTATAAGATTTTCGGCTGAAATCATCTCTGCGGTAGCGTTAATAATGGCTGCGGAAATTGAACTAGAATAATACAGGTCTATTAGGAATTGCGGATATAAATTTCGCCAATCTTCCGTTCCGTATTCTATCCAATCTCTACCTCTAACTTCTGCTACTACAGGGCTTGTGCTAGTTTCTAAGTTGATATTTAACATTGTATCTTTCATAATTTATTTTATAATGAGCTTAATCTATCATTTACATTAGCTGTTAAGGTTGCACTTGAACCACTATAAATTTGTATTTCTGAAACGCTACCGTCATAAGGGTTTAAGTCAGTAGCCCTAACTCCTATTGCATCAATATCTGCTGTTCCTGATAAAGTTTCTGTATCTGCTTGTGCTGTTCCATCCCAATATAAAGTTAGAGTATTACTTGATCGTGTTAGTATCATATAAGCAGCTCCAACAAAACTACCACTATCTTTAGATATGTTAACTGCTGTGGTATTATCAATTCTTACTCTTAATTCTGTTGTTCCTGTAAACCTAATAAATTCTCCTGAAGTTGTATTATCTCCCATAAGAACCCCCCCTACTGCATTTAAGTTTAATTTTACACCAATAGTAAAATCACCTGTTAAACTAATTTGCCCTGTCGTTTGAAGATTATTAGTATCAGCAGGAACAAAAGTTAAAGCTCCTGTAGAAGCATTATAAGCAGGTTGTTCTGTAGCAGTAGCTTGAGCCATATCGTGCCCATTACTAGAACTATCCGCCCATTCAGAAACATCAGTACCATTAAGTGTTATGCCTACCTTATTCTGATACCACCCTTCTAAAGTTGATTCATCATCAGGCGACCAAGCACCTAAAGGTCTAGTTGAATTTATGCTTAAACCTAATCTTTGTGCTAACATTAGATAATATCTTCATAGTAACATAAAGCTACTCCTGATGTCAGTGTAATAGCTGTTACATTAAGAAATATGGTAACCCCAGCAGGTATTGTCGTTTGAAGGTTAGCTATTGCACTTCCTGTTGCTGTTGTTGCATTTCCTGCTGCTATTGAAGCTATAACACTTTCAACAGGGAAGTGAACTGCATAATAGTTTTTAGAAGTCATAGCAGTTGTTGCTATTACATCACATCTGTTTTTCCCTAGTGTTTCTCTTAATAATTGATTGTCATTGTCTATTGGCATTTTTTCATTTTTTTATTATTTATTGTCCGTACCATATATAATTAGTAGAACTTGTTTCTTCATATTGTTTATATCTTACTTGTTCTGTTCCTGATTTTTCTGATACATTCATTTTCCCTATTGCTACTAAACCTTTTACTATTCCTTTTGTTGCAGCAGGTGGACTTAATACATCTGTTTCTGTTGCAGGAGCATTACCTGCACTAACTGTTACTGTTCCTGTCCAACTAACTTCCCACGCTTCATATTTGTAATATCCTGCAGGCAATAGTTTTGTTTGACCTGTATATAGATCAGGGCTTGTATGATAGGTAAATGTCATTAAAGTATATCTATTATATATTGTTTCAGTTGCCCCATAAGCATAAAACGCAGCACCATCTAAATCATTTGTAAACTTCATTAAATGTCTAATTTGAGTAGAAGCAACAGATATGTCATTACGATTTGCTTCCGTATTTATATAAACTGTAAATGCTGTTTCTGTTGTTGCTTGTATCATAGTGTATCTAGTATGTTATATAATAGAAAAACCCTGTTTTTATTTGCTTTAAAAAGAAAAGAGGGCTAAAAAGCCCCCTAATCAAGAATATATGAAAACTACTAATTAAAGTTATGAACCCTGAATTGCTATTGCTCCACCATCATCAATATTATCAAATGGACTAGAACTATAGTCTAGCACCATTGGGAATGGTTCAGGTTCTAATCCGTCAAAGGTTAGAGTGTAACCATTTCTATCACCCCAAGCAGCCCCACTATCAGCAGTACCTGCGTTAAGTTCCATTCCGTTAGTTGTTCCTAACCCTACTATAACATCATGACCATTAGCTAATTGCTGATTTAATTGAGCAAATATCATTACTCTAGTTTGCCCTAAGAGCTTGATTTGATTTTGGTCCTCTTTGGTAAGTTTGTTTAAGATAATACTTACACTTGGAGTGTAGAAAATTGTTCCGTTTTCTCTTGAACCTGTAATTGTATCTGTTAAACTTGATACTCCTAAAGGCATAGTATATCGGTATAGTTCTCCAACATCAGCCCCTACTGTCATTTCAATATCTGATATTTCTCCGCTTGCTCTTGTTACTGAGAAAACTTGGTCATAAACTGCAAAATATATAAATTTAATTCCGCCTGAGATTCTATTACAATCAAGTCCTCTACCTTTTGTTAAAGCTGTACACGCCATTGTTTATTTTTTTTAAAAGTTAAAAAGTAGGGAGTTTTTACACTCCCTTCTTTGTGTTATTACGATTGTCTTACAATATCAGCACCAACTCCTGTCTGAACTGCACCTGAGTATCTAGCTACACACCTCAAATTGTCACTCCCATTAAGAGCTGACATATCCATTATAGTAATTCTAGGCCCTGTTCCTGTTGTTCCAAAATCAGAAACTAGGTCCGTTCCAAAATACATATTAGATTTTTGAGCTGCTACCATTTCATTGTCATTCATACCAGGACAAACGGCCAAACGATACCCCTCAAATACAGGTTCGTAATCTCCGTTCATATTGTAAGCATTAACATAACCTAAAGTAGATACTGCTGAAATATACATAGCGTAAGTTTTTGAGTTCATATAAATATGAGTATCTTCTTTGTGTAATATTGCAGGAACATTAGCTGCCATGTCAGCAGTTAAAGTTTGCATATTTGCTATAATGTTAGCTGCTGTATAAGCACCTGATGCACTTGATTGAATTACAGTTCCATCAACACCAGGTAGTAATAAACCAACTGCTGCTGATAAAAACCCTGTTGTTAGTTCTCCGTTTCCATTATCATCTTGCCATACACCTGTTTCAGTTGCGTCAGCAATAATTCCACCCATATATGAAATTACAAAATCTTCAAATGAAGCAGGTGGGTTACCATAAGCACCTGTCATCTCAAGCGATTCCCAAGAATCTACCAAAGTTTTCTTACATAAGTCAATATTGATCTGTAACGGTTTTACTTCAAGTACCTTTTCGGTCAAAGTGAGTGTTCCGTTTTCTGTAAAGTCACAAGTAGCGTTTCTAACGAAACCTGTATTTGCTGCTGATTGAATGTTAGATTTATAACGCACATTATTTAATTGTGTTAAGTAATCTAAACTTTTTGCTTCTTTTAAAGCTGCGTGGATATATCCCCCCGCTGCCTTCCCCGCAAAATTTGATGTTACTGCTAAAGCCATAATTTTTTATTTTTTAAGTTATTATTTATTTAAGTTATATAAGAATCTTTCTTGCCTAGATAACTTTTTGTATTCTTTTTTAGTTAGTGCAGGTCTATCTGTACTAAACTTATTTGTATTTATCGGAGCATCAGCAGGACTTTCTGCTAATTCCGTTTTAAGTTTTTCATTCTCAGCTTTTATTGCCTCAATTTCTTCTGCTGAAAATTCAACTGTTTCTGTTGTCTTAATAGACTTAGGTTTATCAGATACTTCTTCTTCAGTCATTTCTTCTACTTCATCATCTCCACCTTCTTTAGCTTCTTTAAGTTTAGCTACCGCTATTTCAAGATTTTCGATACGCTTCTCCATTCCTTTCCAATCGCCAACATCAGCTTCTTCTTCTGCTTTTACTTCTTCTGCTTCAACTTCTTCTTCTGTTTCACTTTCAATTAATTCAGCTACAATACCTTCTTCATCAACTCTGAATGATATACCTGCATCTGTTTTATAAGTTCCAACAGGAAGTAATATTGTAGTTCCATCTTCAGTTAAAACTGATATGTCCACACCTGCTTCTAATTCTTCAGCAGTTGAAACAAAGATTGTTCCGTCTTCTGACTTGCCCTGCCAACCTAATTTGATTTCTTCTTCATTAAGTCCTAAAGCAACTAATATTTTCTCTTTTAAATCCATAGTAATTTTTTATTTATAGTAAGTGTATGTTATATAATAGAATAGTTATTTATTTATTTGATTTTTAGATTTTTATTGAACTGATTTGAAAACTACCAACATATCAGGTATCACACTTAACACACTTTTTAATGATTGATATTCAGGTATATCATTAATACCAATACCTAAATCTTTAGCTGACTTCTCTACAAGTTTTAATTTCTGTTCTATTTCATTGTCAATTTTATTAACAGTTGCTTCTGCTTTTTTAGCTTTCTGCATTAATTCAGATTTTTCTTTAGATATTTCTTTATATGCAGGTTTGATTTTACTGTCAAATTGTTTTTTTAAACTTTTTAAATCATCAACTAAACCCAACTCAACCTTTTCTGCTTTTAGTTCAGTTTTGTTTTCTCTTACTAGCTTATTTAAAGCACTTAGTATTTGTTCTGTTGTTGGTTCTTGATTTTGCATTTGCTCAAATTTATTCGTAAAGTAACCTTCAATACTCAACCCTTTAAGTTCACCTGATTTTATCTTTTTCCAAAGGTCATCATTTTCAATTTTCATTTTTACCATCCAAGTCCCTTTCGGTAAACTGAATCCGTACAAAGTAGATTTATCAGTTTTAGTATCTTCTATTATCCAACTTTCTACAGTCAATACTCCTGAAACTCTTTCGTTATGTTCGTGAGTAGCTTTGTGATGATTGTTATGACGCAAATATAACTCAGATGCTTTTCTAACTGTTTCTTTTGAGAAATAAACGAAATACTCCGAATCAGTTTGGGGATCGTATCGGAATATGGTTTTTTCGGGGATAAGGGCGGGAGAAATTAGCATTCTTTTTTCTTCATCTACCTTTGCGAAAGTCAAGTTGTTTTTCTCTTTTCCGAAAAATACAAAGTCTTGTTCAATAGCAGGAGCAGATACTAAACTAATAGCATCTATTGCTAACTCTTGGTTATCATCTTCTATTACTAATTCTACTATTCTTGTGTTATTCATATTATCGTTTAAATGATTTAGCAGCATCAGGAACTTGTTTATCAAATTCTTCTACACTCCATTTTGCGTT